CAGGTCGCGTAGCAGGAACTCTATTTTCTCAAGCGTGTCAGTGTATATCTTCGGGTTGCCTTTGACGTACCGCATCAATGTACCCATCTCGCCGGTTAGCCACCCAACATCGCCGGCTCCAAACTTCTTATGCTCGAAGTTTATGTTGACATCGCCAATGCGATTTTTGCCGTTAAACCATATCGAGCAGGCAACCTCTATACCTTTAATGCGCTTCTCAAGGAACACCTTGGATATCTTCTTTACCTCTGGACGGTACTGTAGACTTTCCAAATGCTCTATGGTGTCTTCGTTGTTATCGAACTCACCGACATATGTTAGGCTACTGCCTATGTATCCCTTGGACTCAGGCTTAACCACAAACGGACCTTCGCGTTTCTTTAGGAACTCTTTAGCCTTGGCTATGTCCGTGAACTCAGCCGTCTCGGTCATATCGCCCATCTTAAGCCGCTTCATCAGGAAGTGCGAGAACTCACGATCCGATTCCAATAGGTTAGAGAATTCCCACGCCTTAAACTTCTTCCCGCCGATGTCATAACTCCGTTTTGAATACGACATATTGAAACACGGCGTTCTGGTGTCGAACATTACCTTCTGGACGTCCACCATGTCGTTTATGTCGGTAACGGCATAGTCGCACCATTTGAGATATTTCTTGTAGTCATCAACCTTCTGAATCATGCCTTCAAATACTCCCCTGTTGCCTTTCTCGCATATATGTGCTATTACCTTATGTCCCTCCAAAGCAAGGCGCATGGCTAAATCAAGGCTTTCACCGTATTTGCTAATCCAGAGTATTTTCATTTTCTTAACGTCCTAGTCGCTATCTTATTTTCTTTGGCAAGACCGGAAAGAAATGGGCCTATGAATGGGACATCAGGCGCCACATGCCTATATGCCTTTTTCAATTCACCCTTAGAAACATCAACGCCAGCGGCTAGGACATCCCCTATAGGAGAGAATGACGCCGGTGCCACAACCATACCAAGTTTGGGAGTAGTGCCACTGACATTGTAGACGATATCGCTTAGTATCCCAAGCCCACCAATGGATGACACATTCGCCAACACCCTTTTGAACCCTTTTTCATCTCTGTCTTTATTCTTGATTACTGATTTTATGTCCTGAGTTACTTCCCCGGCTATGGCACCGCCAGTTAGGTATCTTACCACAGGTTTTATATTGCCGGCAGTGGCTTCCTTCAGTAGTTCATTGTATATGAACTCTGTCTGCTTGTATGCGAAGGTCTTCAACTGCATCGCAAATTTACCCCAAGGGCTAGAATAGAACAGTGGCATATCCTGTGGGTCAGTTAGGAACTGAGTTCTCTCCACCACGCTCCTTGCCGCTTTTATGATGTCATCTTCGGAAGGCGCCATCTTGGACAATAACTGTTTAGGATGGAACCCAAGTTTTAGCAGTTCTCTCTGGTATTCTTTATTCCCAGGAGTTTTCTTTGCCTTATCGAACAAATCAAGGAAGAACTCTTTCCCGGTATTGGCCGACACTATCCTGTTGAATTTCTCCACTTTGCTGAAGCCAACCATCTCAAGGTACTTGCTACCAGAAAGAGATCCACCTGCGGTATCTCTCATCACGTTCTCCATCGCGGTATCGAGTATCACACCAGATTTCAACGCGAACTCTCTGCCGGCTTCAGACAGCGATGCGTGAATACCTTTAGCAAATGCAGACATATCGGTCACTGCCATTGCCTGCACCGGCTGTGAGGCATTTGTTATAGCCGACAGTCCCATCTTGGTATAGATAGAAAGATTCCGCATGAACCCCATGAACTGCCTTCCGGTTATCTCATCCCTTTTTATTTTAGTAGCCCTGTCAAAAGCCTCTCTGGCATATTCTGCATTACCACCCATGGCAAATATTTTATCTATGGCAGTCTTGGCTTTCTCATCGGCAGGGCCAAACGTCTTGGCTTCTTCTATGCGATGATATGAATTCTTCAAATACTTACCGATAGCAGACACTGGGTTTCTATCAAAATCAGGCAGGTCCAACGTGCGCGAGAATTCCAGATTTCCTACCCTGCGCTGCATATTCCTACGCATATACTGATTGAGCGCGTCAGCGGCGGCTAATTTGTTTTTAGCCTGTCTGGTGTTTACCAGATGCGCTATTATCTTCTCCCTATAAAAATCACTAGATATCATTTTGGCAAAGTCATGTACATGCGGGTAGAAATTCTCCCTTGGAGTCCAAGGGTTTATCAACACCTCGCCAGTGGAGGTTTTGCTCTTTATGGTAAGGCCAACGTCCTGCGCGTCTTTGGCTATCTCGTTGAACTTTCTTTTTATGATATCATAGGCAGACTGGACATTTGGAGTAGTTATCTCAGCACCTTTATCAAGCGCGTCTACAAGTTGCTCCGTCTCAGCCTTTGACAGCTTCTTTAGATGAGGCATTATGTCGTTTATGGAACCGGCAGTCCGTATGTCGGAAGCGTTCCTGACCTTCTTCAGACCATTAGCCATCCAATGTCCATATACTCCCTGCCGTCGAAGTCCACCATCCAACGACCTAACCATAAAGTTCATTCCATCGTCATAGGCTTTCTTAATGTTGCTGGTGAACATTTCCAACGGGCTAGGAGCTGTAGGTATTGGTTCTATATGAGACACATCAGCCTTCACGCCAGCCTTGTTCAAATTCTCTATGGCCTTAGCATCATTGGCCGTACCAGTCTCAGTCAATGCTTTAGTGGCTTCTTCCCTGGCTATATTGTCCACATGATCTTCAACAGTCTTCACAGGCTTAGGAGTGGTATCGATAGGCTTAAACTGTTTCTTAGGCATTAATGCCTGCTGTTTCATCCCTATATCTTCAGCCTTCTCTGCCCCGGCCCATTCTTTGCCAGTAGGTATTTTAGCCTGCTTCTCACCTTTCTTTATCCCAAGGACTTTGGGTTTGGCCTTTTCGCTTACTGCTACTGGCTCGAACTTGCCACGCAGGGCTTCTATAGACGCTTCTTCGGCAGGCGCCTTGGAAATATCAAATGCTTTCGGGCCATAAGAACCTATGTCTCCCATCTCTTTCATAGTGGCTTCATACTCTTTAGCCAGTTTACTGTATTTGGCGCCAGCGGCCACGCCACCAAGGATTATGTCGGCAGGTGCTATCATCTCAAGGCCGGTTGCCATAGCGGCAGTCAAATATTGAGCAGTAGGACTATTTGGATGCGCGCGCCCTACCGATTCAGCCCAACTAGACGCCGTATCGTGGCTTATCAGGCCATCAGTTATTGCCCTACCTATAGGAGTTTCAGGCACATTAGCCAACGATTGTAAGTCATGTCCAATGGCCTCAGTAGCAGAACTAGCCGCTTCTGGCTTTGGCATCGCACCCCACGCTGCTTCCATGGGGGCTTTGAGGTAATCTTTAGCCTTAGACACAAAAGACTGTTCAAAATTAACCCTGTCTTTATATACAGGATGTTTCTTTATATATGCGTCAACAAGTACCTTATTATCCCTGTCTTCATAAGCAGGGTATTTGTCCTTTATGACTCTGGCGAATTCATCGACGCTATATGTTTTATCAGCCATGTTATATACCTAAACCATCAGGGTCTTCTTTGGATTGTTTCACTGGCTTTTTCTTAGACACGGATTTTTCTGTTTTCTCTCCCGCTGGCTTAGTAGTAGGCTTACTATCATCAATGTCCAACAGGCTTTTTGCGCCACCTATTATCGTGTCCATAAACCCAGGGTCTTCTTCTGGGTTATATTCAGATAGGTCTATACCTGCTTTCTGACCTACTACCCTAGTCGCACCAGACCATGCCTTCAATATCTGTATATCTTCTGGCGTCTTATCCTTAACCTTCATGGCGTTAAGAGCCGCCTTGGAAAGTTCTTTGTAGGCAGGGTTATTCACTATCTCCTGTCTGGAAGTGTAACCAAGATATGCTTTCTTGTAGTTAAGCATATCTCCACGATACTTGGCATCAGCCTGCGCCTTAGCCGCAGTGAGTTCGTTCTTCTTCTCCATCATCCTGATATTTTCTTCCCTGACGTCCATAAGCCTTTGCTTTATATCACCTTCCCCTTCTTTATCTTTCTGTGATATAAATTGCTTGAACATATCAGGAGTGGAACCGGCGGCTTCAGGTACGCCAAACTTTTCAGCCTGCCATTTAGGCACACGCCCTGACATGTCGGTGAAAACATCAAGAACGAAGTCACCAAGATTGTAATTCTTTGCCATATTTACCTCTAAAAACTCATCCTGTTGGGGCCACCTATTCTAGGCAAGGATTTTGGAGTATAAGAGTAAGCATCAAGACCAGTTCCAGGATAGGCCGAAGACATATCTGGCATAGAACCTGCAACCTCTCCAGCTCCACCAAGCCAAGACTGAAGTCCACCAAAGATGGCCCCAGGCGCACCGGCCACCATACCGCCTACTGCGGTGCTAAGCCCTCTGCTAAGTATATTCCCAAACCTTCCAGCCTTCCTGGCTTCGGCACGTTTCATCTTCAGTTCTTCTTCCTGCAACGCCCTGGTCTTCTCATTCTCGCGCGTCTGCCATTCACGAGACAGCCCAGCCTCTTTAGACTGATACCCCTGAGCCTGAAGCGTCTCCTGCTCCTGAGCACCAGTCTGTGCGCCCTGTATGGCTATCTGGTTCAGCAAATGCTGAGTGCGCTGGTTCTGAGGCCCAAGCAGCGTGTTTATGCCGCTACGAAGTGAAGACCCGGTAAAGGTCTTACCCATAGCGTTTATCCCTTCCATAAACTGACGCTGCTGTTCCTTCTGCTGCTGTTCGTCAAACGCCGTGACATTCTTGAACAGGTCGGCGCTATAAGACTTCGGCATATAACTGCCATAATTCACGTTAAGCTGCGGTAATTCTGCCATAATATTCCTCCTACTTCCCTCTTAGATACTGAGGGGACCAGTAGAACTTAAATCCAATAATCTCCCAAGGGAGAACCGACGTTTCAGAAAAGTTTAGGTTAAAGTAACTAGATGGTATGTTACCATATTCAGGGGTCACATCCAACTTGGCAGTGACGTAATTCTGCGAGGAAGTGGACGCCGCATTATTGATTGACCAGTTATAGATAGGCCCATCATCTCCAAACACATACACACCAACTGGAGTAGCGTTCTTCCTTAGCGTCACAAACACGTTCTCCACGGTCTTATCCAGTTCCTCATTGGTAAGCGGATAATTCTTGCTAGTCCACGAAGCGGTGAACGGATTGCCATCGTCATCCGACCCTTGGTCATGGATGTAGATATTTGTGTTCTTGGAGCCACCTGTATACAACTGATTATTGTATATCGTGCAAGATCTAACCGGAACATCATCAAACTTAGAGAACGCCCCGTCGTAGTCCATCACCAACGCCATATTATTCACGGTCTCCGTAGACGCCTGAGCGAACCAATAGTACCTATTGTCGTAAACGCAGGCCACGGACCCTTTCGCGGTAGACCCCTCGTTGTAGTATATGGTTATGCCGTTTAGCGTGAGCGTTTCTGAGGAGCTTTTTATGTTTGATACGGCCTTACCCTTGAACCAAGTCCCGGTAGAGGCATTGACCAGTTCGCCAACAGTCTGTAGGTTATAGGTGGCTGAGGCCAGGCCGGCCTGCGAGTTAGCCGACTTAACATAGTACGTCCAGCCGGCGCCGCCAGTCTGCGATGACACCACCACGAACAGCCCCCATGATGCCATATTGTTGCTTACGAATGTGTCGGGAGTTTCCCAATAGCCGGTGGTGGCGAGGTTAAGGCCAACAGAATACAGGCTAGGTGACTGAGTGGAATATAAGGTTGAAAAATCTGCCTCATACTGCCAATATCTCTTTTTATCATCGAGTTTAAAGTTGCCAGTTATTGTGGAGTTTACCACCTGCCAAGGTGCAGAAAGTACAGCAGCGGATGAGTTCGCCCCACGAACATGAAAGGCCATGGTTGACCCTACAGGCACAGATATGTCGAAGTCAAATGGCCCACCAATCGGAGTGGATATGTATGAATCATATACCTTGGAAGTATAGTTGCCATTGTATCTATACCCTTCTATAAGAGTGGAAAGTCCGGCCACACTAGGTCCAGTAGCCCCACCATATGTCCCATCCTTATAGAACTTGAAACTCATAGCCTTATTCAAGTCTCTTTCTTTGTAATTTTCTAACTGCGTAGAGTAAGTTATATTACAGAAAGACTGAGGAAAATACGAACTAGCAGAATCGAAAAATGTAGGAGTTCCTTTCACTACTATGAAATCAGAGGAGCTAGATATAGTGATAGTCTGGTCGCAATTAACGCCAGCGGCAAATGCTACAGCGTGTTCAAACGTGAATGACTTCGATACCAAAACTGTCTTTACTCCATTCACTGACTTGAACAAAGAATTGGAACAGTTCCCTGTCGGTCCCTTACTATCATTACCTTGCCAACAATAGATAGTGTTTCCATACCCATTAGAGATAGTTGTATCAGTGCTATCCGATATGAATTCAAAGGCCACGCTTGAATCCATAGCATACGCTTGACTGCGATACAAATTTGCAAATAGGCTAACCTTTGTGGATGCAAGTATAGACCCAGAAGACAACGTTGTGACATACGTTGTTCCAGGCGCAGGAGTTCCATCATAACCATATCTAAGCCTACTTGTTTCAGTTACTTTAGATACGGCATCACCATAAACATACCATCTGGAATCTATGGATGAGTTGTTGAAGTTGTCTATGACCACGTTCTGTCCAGTGGTATACTTCAGGAGCATCGTGGTCTCATAAGTCAACGTGTCTATATTGACAGACGACAGTTCATCCCATTCAGGCCCGCTGTCAACCACACCCCAAGTGCTAGGCACCAGTTCATTCTGACTTATGTATGGAGAGGTAAGGTAGCTATTACCACTTACCCAATCATTCTGGGTTGACCAGTTCTTAAACTTCTCAAGCGACGCGAAGTTGGTAACGTTCCGCATATACCCTTCCACGTTCTCGGAAAGGTACTGGACCACTATGCCGTTGTTGTAATATATCCCATTCCTTGAGCCATACTGCCCAAGGCTATCGAACACCTGTATGGTCTGGTTCTTTAACAGGAAGTTCTTTATCGACCTATGGTGCAGGGCGCCGATCGTGGCGTTCACCATCACCGGCTTATAGGAATCAGCAGATTCGCCCTGACAGACGTATGAGCTGTACTTTTTGTACACTGGAAGGGACTCGAATAAAGGTTCACCAATGCCAGTTATTATGTCACCGTTGTCAGGGTTAAAGTCAACAAAGTTGAACACCGTGTCCCAAGAGGTACCGTTGTTCACATCAGAGAAATATACACGGCTAAGGTTAGCGGGATTGCCGGCTATCCACAACCTGTTCTGGTAGGTGCGGATGTACCTTGCCAATGGCATAGTGTCATCGGTATAGTCATTGGCGCCGTCAAAATAGAACGCGGTATTAACGCCATTCACGCAGTAAAGCCTGTCGGAAAGCTGAGCGCAATTAACGTCAGGGACGCTTGAGAGAGTAGATATGAATACCGTGAAGGTTATGCCACCATCAACAGAATAATACCCAGAAGAAGAAGAAAACACAACCACATAAGATTGGCCATTTGATTTATAGAACTCGAATACTCCGTTTATGTCTGGGCCAGGGACAACGGTGGTATTCTGCTTTCTGTACCCCCCACGCTTCTTTATAGTCCCCTGGTCAAACAGTACGTTGATTGCATCCTGAGCCTGGTTATCGGCTATAGAGATAGAAGGGAACTTGTTATTGACTCCACCTGTGAAGTCATAAACAGTTGATACCCTCTTGTCTTCCTGAGCGAATACGTTATATGGAGTAACGCTCGGAATAATTAGAAGGGAAAGGAATACGAGTAGTTTTGCGACCATAATCCCTGTTCTGAATAACTGAGTGTCTATCGGTTTCAAGAGCTTCTTTCTCGTTCATCTTCTCTATGAAAAACTCTGAGATTTTGAAATACTTATCAGCGAGAGCGTCACGGTTGAAATCAAGCGCCTTTGCAGCGGCGCGATAGAAAAGTGCGGTCACAGCCCACTTCTCAGGAATTATACTGGTGTCTGAGTCATTAACGAGAAGCGGAGCCGTTTTGATGTAACGGACTTCGATATTCATTATCGAATCAGGAATGGGATACAGGCCAACGTGCATTGTATTGCTGAGCCGGTCAAACCACTTGTAATAGCTGACAGGATCTCCGGTAGTTATCATGTCAGGCTGGTACTCGTCTACAGTGCGATACTTCACGCAGGACAGCTTTACAGGTGAAGTGTACTGTCTTATGTCAAGGATATCCGAAACGTCAGCAGGCAGCGCGTAGGTGGCCTTCCTGATGATGTACGAGGCGCCAGCAAGCGCGGTTGCCCCAACGTAAGGCACTTCCATAGTCAGAGTGGAAGCGTCTGCTACTGATACAATCCTGTACCAGTCATTTGTCGAAGTAAATTGTATGTATCCGCCAACGTCCTTGGAGTCAAATGCTGTACCTGAGCCAGTAACAGTTGCCCCTGTTACTGAAACAGTCCCTGCCACCTTGTCCACAACCGTCTGTATGGCCGTCCTGGCGTCTAACCACCACCAGTTTTCAACACTATTAATCTCGAACTGTGCATCGTTTAGCAAGGACAGAAGATAAGCCTTGGCGTTAATATCTCCAAGGTTCATCTTAGCCAACTTGGCTATACGGGTTAGAAGTTCGATGGTTGTTGCCATGTTACTTGGTCAGGGTATAGTTTTCGAGCGTAACTACAGGGATGTCCGCTTCCTTGAAGTCGGGAGTCCTAAGGTCTCCCATGTCGGAGTGAGCCGGCAGAGGTTTAGGAATGGACGTATTCCTGGAAGCATTAAGGTGCATGGTGCGCTCAATCATATTCCACCTTTCATCTCCCTCGCGAGTGTCAACCCATATCTTTTCTTCTTCGTGGGTAGCGGGCTTTATCTTTATATACGAGTCAGGGAAACCAGCCCTCACTATGGTTATCCTGCAAGTCTTTTCCTTTGCCTCAGACTTTTCCCCTTTTATTTCCACCTTGTAGTCGTTAGACATTTTTCCTCCTATACACTATCTCTGGCGCCCCTATGTGACCGATTTTGTATGCCCCATCAATCATCACTTTGAAGCCAGCTTCTTTTGCTTTCTTGCAAAAGTAAATATCCTCGCCCATCATCCTACCAGAACTGTAATCAAACCTAAACACATCAGTCCCTATCTTTTCAAAAACAGATCTATGTACCAGTATGCAACCGAAACCAACACCATCCACTTCGCAAACTTTGTCAGGGTCGATAAAGGAGAAGTCCTTGTAGTCTCCACCAGTATTCCTAAAGCAAACAGGGTTATATCCTGCAAGCCTCTGGTAATACATGGCGCTCATTATTTTAGCACCATTCTCTTTTGCTTTTTCGAGAAGATGCTCCAGAGCATTTATCGGCACCACCATGTCATCATCTATCCACAGCGACCATTCAGAATCCGTCTCATCTAAAAATTGTTTTGCCAATGTACTCCTGGCAACATTTATCAGAACTCTGTCGGTTATCCCGACGTTGGCTATCTTTATTCCACGATTAACAGAATAACTTGTAAGAGCCATCAAGTGCTGTAGAACCTTTGGGTTTACAGGACTTCCACATGGGATACAAATCGAAACTGTATTCATATCTCTTTTATAAACTTTGAGAAGTTAAATACTATGTAGTGTATCTTTCTGTAAAGAGTCGGAGATGCTTTATTGAATATCTTACACCCACACTTACAGTCTTTTTCGTATACCGGTCTGCCACAGTCACGGCATTTGAATAGTTCTATCATGCTTATATGATACCACATACGGGGAGGGATTTCAACCCCTCCCCGTATATGTTTATTACATGCAGCGCAGGAACAGACCGCGATTAACTATGGCGCCAGTTTCGCCACCAGTTATCCCAGCGAACAGAGCAGCCTGAACGTTACCGGAACCAGCCACGCCAAAGGCGGGGGTGGCACCAGACACGGTAGGGGCGAGATAATCGCCTATGGTCGCGGCAGCGGTGAAGTAGACATTCGCGGAGCGATACCCATACACCTGCATACGGCCATACTGACCTGCGGCTATCGAGTCACTGTCAATCACACCGGCCATAAGGCCAGCGGGATTAGAGGCGCTCGGGTCGATTACGGAGTTACCATCATGGTAGGTGGCGGTTTCCCAGATTACGGGTTCGCCAGCTGCCATAGCGCGGGAGGCGTTAGCGTTCTTAACGGTTATGAACGCAACATCCGCGTCTTCACGATTTACCTGTTTGAAGAGCATATGTACATTCCTCCTTACGCGGTTATGCCGGTCAGCTTACCCAGCTTGCGGCGGTTATTAGTAACAAGCTCACCCATGAATATGATCTGAGCAGTTTTGCAGTCCTGGTTGGACGGCTTCACGAACTCGGTAACATTGAAATTCGCGTCCTTATGGGTCACGAACTTCAGGTTATCGGAACGGAGCATATACATCGCGCCGGCAGTGGCGCTGGGGTCGTAGAACACATCGGCGCCTTTGAAGCGGAGCGTGTCGAAACCAGCGTTCATACCACGGGGCTTGGAGCCAGAATCCATGATGTAACGCTGATTGGTGCGCTGAGACGCTTCATAAGCCTCGAAGGTATTCTGGTCGGTAAGACACACATCGGGTATACCGCCCTGAAGGCCCTGGTTCGTGATGCTATTGTACAGCGTGGTCATCTTGGACAGACCGTAGGTCGCAAAGCTGCCTACGGATCCAATGACCTGCGACTGCCACCACGAGTTGCTGGTGCTGTTGATGTCACCAACGGTGGAGGTGGCGTCAATGAGTAACGGCAGACAACCTATGGCCTTGCTGGACTGCGAAGACGCGAACAGGGACGCATTTATCTTGTCCTTTATCGTGTTCATAGCCTGCATGGTCTTACCCTTCATCAGGGAATACAGCTGGTTGTTACCGGAGTTCTTGCGCTCCTCTTCACCACTGATAGATATGGCCACAGCGGCGCTCTTCCACTGGAACTGCGCCATCGTCAGGCCTTCCTGCGGGGTCGTGTCCAGTATGTCGTAGCCACTGTACCACTTGAAGGTGCTGTTCTTCGAGTAGAGCAGCGGGACGAGGATGGAGGCGCCACCGTCCTTTTTAACCTGGGATTTATCCATCAGATACTTCAGAAGCGGTATCTGCTGGAATATCTGGTCTTGCAGGTAGTCCTGCATTTCCATTATCGCGGAACGGGTTGTCGCGAGTAACGAGTCTACGTTATCGGGTCCGTAAGTAAACATTTTAGCCATACGTTCTCCTTGTTAAGATTACTCCTTGGAGTATCTTGCTTTCTTGCCTGCGGCCTTCGCAGAAAACATATTGTCGAAAACATCGTCGAAAGACTTGCCTTTGACAATAACTTCAGATCCCTGCGAGTGCATGGGAGAGGGTTTCTGAGTGGAACCTTCCTTGACTTTCCTAACCCTTTCAGGGTCAGACTGGTTATCAAACTTGTACATCTTGTAAGCCTCCTCGTAGGAAAAACCCTTGTCCAGGTAGTCATCAAGAAGACCTGTGGTGGATAGATCATCGAAGTCGCTGAACTTGGAAGAAGTAGTCTTGTACTCCTTTTCCACTTCCATGCGCTCACGCATCTCCTCCAGCTGAGCCTGAGTCTGTTTCACACCGTTGCCTAACTTGCTCTCTATCAGGTTATTCATCTGGTCCATCATGTACTTCTGGAACTTAACGGGGTCGCTTTTCAATTCCTCCAACTGTTCCTCGGACATGGTTTCTTCTTTAGCAGGAGCTTCACCGCTTATCACTTTCTGCTCATGCTCATACCATTCCCTGAACTTAGGATAATTGTAAAGCTGCTCCATCAGTTCTGCTTTACTCTTTACAGACTCTATTTCTTTTCTCTGGGCTGCAAGAGCTTCAGTCTTCTTATAGAACGCCTTGAGGATATCTTTCTTAAAGGTCTCAAGTTCTTTAGGTACGTTGCCGACAAAATCTTCCTGGCCATCTTCGGTTGCAGGTTTCGTCTCGGCTCCTTCGTTACCGTCTGAACCTTCGTTAGTTTCGCTTCCCTCGACATCGCTCTGAGGCGCGTCGTTGGTCTCTACTTCAGAAGTCTCAGGTTGGGTTCCGTCATCAGTTATAAACATTTCCCCTCCGTTATTTGGATTTTATGTAATCCTTCCTGCTTTTGCCCTTGCGTACCTTATCTGGAAGTTTGCTCATGTCGGTCTTGTGCGCCCACTTTTCAGCGGTGCCTTTTTTAAGTTCACCCTTGCTTTCAAGTATGAACATTTTCCTCATCTGCGCTTTGCTCTTAAACGGCATGATTTCCTCCTGATACGATCCGGTGGTCAAATTTGGTTCTCTTGCCCCTGACTACATCACCGCCTTCCCTTACGCCAAGCTGTTTCATAACCTGTTTCTTGTGCCCCTTACTTCTTATCACCATGCCATTAGGGTGTTTATCATTGGCAAGGTTGCTGTCAAAATACGGTTCCTTAAAGAAAGCGTCAGGAACAGACGTTATCGGAACATTGGCGCATATGTCACAACCAACCACGCCACTACCGTCATAGCGCACCACCGCCGCTTTATCAGTTCCACAGCGTTCACAGGTCATTCCTTTTTAGGTCTCCCCGGCCCTTTACTCTGAGGTTCAGGAAGTGGGACACCGCCTGCTACTGCCTGAGCCTGAAGCTGAGCCATCTGCATCTGGGCTTCCTGCTGAGCCTTTATTTCTTCGAGCATCTGCTCATACGCTTCCTCGACTTCATACATCTCGAAGTCGTTCATTATGCTTTTGCCAATGAGGCTGGACACTGCGCTATTAGGAGTTACTCCAATAGCCGGGCCAAGTTTTATGAAGTCTATCATAAGATTGGTCCTGTTCTTCCTATCAAGAGGCAAAGTAGATCCAGCGCGTATGTCTATCTCAAAGTCACCTTCGATGTCCTGGGAAGCCCAAGTAATACCAGTGCTATCCAAGTTAACAGGATTTACAAACTCCTGTATGTCCTGCACCTCTTTCTCAGTGAGTCTTACGAATTTTGGGATGCTCACATACTTTTTCATCAGGTGCAACATCTTGGAAGCTATGTTCTCAGAGAATTCTTCTACAAGGTCAAGCGGATCAGAGTTCCTGGCATCAGAAGCTCCCATTATCCTGTTTATCTCTCCAAGTGTTCTGGTGTTGGTCTTAGCCTGGGCGCCACGCGATATGTTGGACTGACCGCTTATGTTGTCACGGTCATTATCAACTTCCTTAGTGACCATATACATATCCGACTGTATGGTAGGATACTGTATGGGGGTAGGAGGTATCTTTGTACCCTTCTTAACGTGTATGATGCTACCAGTTATGCCCTTCTCGAACTTAGATTCTTCTTCAGGTGACATGCAACCTGTCTCAGAAATCATCTGCCGGCCAAACCGCTTCAGATGGTCTAGCTGCATAGTGCGAAGTTTTATCTTCTCCCACAACTGAGGCTCCCACGCACCAACCTGAGACTGCGGATAATTCTCGTTAGGATTGATGTCAAACGTAAGACCAACAAACGGGAAACCATTATACCCTTCAGGCCATTTCTTCTCTGACAGGAACTTGTCGCAACCTTCGGCCACAACATAAACTTTGTTGGTATCCTTATCCCATACCTCGAACAGTTCACCCATCTGTACCGATTCTTCTTTCTTTACCCTGTCACCATCGCCCTTGGTAATATCCATCGACGAGGGCTGGATGTTATCGGCATTGTCGTAAATTTCTTTTATCGCATCGATAGGCTTGTACGTCCTATGGGCCATCCAACGGCAATCATAGGGCGCATCAACAGCAAGCGAGTCGTAAAATATATTGCGCCACGTTTCTCGCACCGCATATATCTCTTCTTTTTTAACGTACTCACTGACTTCGTATTTAACTTCAGAATCTTCATCCTGCTCTTTAACTCCTATATCTGCTGAGAATCCTACTTTTATCCAACCCCAAGGACCAATGAGAGCGTCAAGAATACACCGCTTGACATGACGCTTTATTTTTAGTTCACGCCAATAAGCGTTGATTGCCTTCTCTGCAACTTTGGATGTTTTAATTGAACGCTTGCCCTGTGGATTGACATTGATTATCGGATCTCTGCTGTATACCGACGGGATAAGAGTTTTGCAAAAAGCCTTTATATCATTGATAGGGATTATTTTAATGTCATCGCCAAAGAAACCACGCATGACTTCTTCGTATTCGCCCTTGTATTCTTTTTCAATACGGTCATACCCGTACCTGTCGCAGTATTCCTTCTGGACTTTTTTGGCTATCTCAATTCTCTTGAGCCAGAATGACGGGTCTATTTTTATGGCCTCTTTTTTCATCATAGGAATTATACGTTAATGCTTTAACGATGTCAAGTCCTTAAATACTTTTTCTGCCTCAATCGTGAATTCGTTGAAGTTCTTGATGGTTGAATACGACTTATGCCTTAAATGTGTGACACAAGCTTTTCCGATAAGCTTATGGACGTAACCTTTACGCTTCAGCTCAAATGCATATAAGTTATCCTGATACCAGAACTTCATCCTTTCATCAAAGCCGACATCCTCAAGAACTTTTCTCTTAGCAACTATGCACCATCCACAAACTTCTATCCCTACTCTGTAGCCTGTGACATTGGCGCCTATGTATGGCAAATGGTTATCCCATACATCGCACCTGGGTGAGGCAGAGTCTGGGTTCTCTTTTAATATCTCCTCCATGAATCCTTTATGGAATATCACATCGTTGTTGGCGATTATCACCCATTCTGAATCGCACCGCGCTAGGCCAATATTCACGAAGGCGTTGTAGTTGAACTCGCGATGAGGCTTTATTACTGAAGCGTTGTCGTACAGTACCAGGTCTTCTGATGTCTCTATGAGTAGCACTCTGAACTTTATGTCTGAGGAAGCGTGTAGCGAGTCTATGGCCCGCTGAGTCATATCGTGGATGCCTTTGTTTTTGGTGTACGACAACATTATGCAGTCAACGGTCATAGAACCTCATCATCCTTTCTGCTTGCTTTACCACAAGTTTAACATCTTCTTCCTCGTCCATGCAACTGGATATCCTTAAATCTTCCTTTGGCTCTTTACCTTTCTCCAAAAGGATAACCTTGCAGCCTGATAGTTTAGCCTCGAAAGACATGGCAGTATCGTGATCGAAGGTGTAGAATGTCTTTGTGGCGCCAAGAAGTTTAGCCAATGCCTGCCTTGTGGATGGGAATGTAGCCGTTATCTCAACACTGTTATGAGGCACCAGTGTTGGGTCATAATGATGCGCTCCCTTATACACCCAATACGCAGATTCTATAGTCTTAGGAGCCGGCTTAAATAGCCCTTCCTCTATGGTAGGCAATTCCAGGATGTTATCCTCAGTGAGTTCTCCGGCATACTGAGACTTAGTCTCATCGTATAGCCACTTGGCATATGGCATTACATATTCATTCGCAGGTATAATGCAGTCACCGAACAATTGGCTTGGGTAAAATAGTATCCACCGCGCTATATTTTTAGCACGAAGAAGATTAACGCCACCGATATACTCAGGATAAATAACAATATCAGACTCATCAGCGAACCCCTCATATATCGGCACCCCCCAAGGATTTCCGATATTATTAACATAGGCATTGTACCCAGCCTTACGCATAAGATAGGCGAAGTAATGCACAGCCCGTATGCCGGCAGACCTATGATTGTATGGCGGTACGAAGTGTATGAATCTCAAAATATCACCGTTGGGCCTCTGGACTCTCTTTTGAAATCTGAGAAGTCAACCATGAACGAGTCTCGTTTCTTTATACCGTCCAATAAACTCTTAAAGCTATTCCCCTGTATGATAGATTCCTTCTTCTTAAAGCAAGTCGGCCTTTCCCATAGTTTAACCTGGTAGGCCAAGGCCACAAGTTCGTCATCACGGTTAGTCTTAGAGCGAGGATCCCAGGACAGTATCTGGTTTAGCAATGGTTCATCAGAACCATCTTCTCTAAACTGTAATTCACCTGATTGCATCTTTGGCTGCAAGGCCATTATCCTTCCCACATAGGTAAGCCGCGCCTGCTTCTCAAGCTCTATGATGTTAAAGTTAAGCCCGCGCTTCTCCATCTCAGCCTCAAGCCATACCTTCATGGTTATCTGGAATGCGAAGGTCTCAATACCGAATACATCAGGGTTCATCTCCTCATACTTGTCCAGTATAATTCCTACAGCATCCTTCACCGACACATGGAATGATTCTCTGTACACCACCTTCGTCTTGCCTGTCTTATCAGTATCAGTCACCACTATAGCCATTGGGTCGCCCTTCTCTGTAGCAGTAGGGTCAACCGTCATCACTCGGAATACTTCCTCATCTTCATGTTTATAGTAAGCAACCCATTCTTTCTTGAACGGATTCTCCCCGGCATTGATACGCTCCAGCAGATACTCTCTCTTGAAGATGTTCTCGCCAACCATGGCCCTGCGCTTCATCAAGTCTTCATAGGTATACTGCTCAGGCCATAGCGGTTTCATGTCCTTATCCCAACATGGGAACTTAAACGTCTTGAAGTCTTCCACCTGCGACATCACCCACAGAATGTCCTGTAAGTCAACCGGGTTGCCAACAAAGGCAATCTGCCCACCCTTCCTAAGCGCAGGTATCATCACCGACTTATAGAACTGTTCCTGTTGGGCCAGGCTAATGCTCCAGAAGTCCTTCGATGGGTCGTCTATGACTATCAGGTGGTAATGACCGCCACGCATCGATGAGCCAAGGCCAAATGCTTCTATGAAGCTACCGCCTGCGAAGTCCAAATGCTGGTGGTCCCACTGCGAACCCTTGGCAGTAGGTGCCAAATGCTTGAAGGCAGGGTTCATCTCAACCGCCTGCCGTATCTTCTTTAGATTCTTTTCTGCCTGAGTTTCAGAATAGCTTACGAGCGCGATGTAGAATGGCTCAGCAGTCTCATATACCTTGTACAGAGGATACGCATATGACCAGAAATGCGACTTGCCATGATCACGGCTGGCCTCCACCACAAACTGGCGGCATTCCTTTGCTATCATCATCCACTGCTGGATATGCGGTGGTGTCGATAATTTCAGAAGGTTGCTGCACATGTCCTGAAGACTTTCGCGCCTGTATTTCTGCTCTAATATCTGCAATAAGGCTTCGAGCTTCTCCGTCGGTAATTGTCGTATTGTCCCCGTATTGATTGTAGACGTTGGTTTGCTGTTCTGGTTTTGCATAGCCCCTCATTGAAGACAATAGCTTCAGGAAATTGTGCTTGGCACCAAGGTCAGGGTCTTGGACTGTCTCACCAGTTTTGTTGTTGATGACCACCGTCTTTGCCGTGTCGGCCTGGTCAATACCCTCTTTCAACTTCGTAGCCAGGTACATCTCATTGGCGCCAACTGTGTCTAAGGCCAATACCAAGGCGTTCTTGACAGCCTTCTGGTTCTCTATAAGAGTAGAAGAATAATCCTTGTGGTAGCCGGCTATCTGCTTTGACTGTGTTTTATTGAAGCCACCAAGGCGAGCCTTGATGTACTTTTTCTGGCGATCATTAGGTATCGGAACGCCATGTCTAACCGGCTTGCTCATGTCTTTTTTCTTAGGCATATACTTATTATAGCAGAGAAATCTATATTTTTCAAGACTTGCTGTGCGAGATTGCGAGATTGCGACTTACTTTTGGAGAAGTGTTTGAGAACTAAAGATATAGGATTAGAGAGAGTTTTCCAAAAAAGCATCGCATTCTCGCATTCTCGCATGGCTTATGACCAAAATTTATGCCATTTATTACCACCTGTTTTTGTAGAGTTTTTATGCCACTTATACAAGCAATTCTACCTCGCCTGAGGCACGTTTATTGGCTATCAACTGGTAAGAAAAGCGGTGGTTTTTGGATGATAGATTGGAGATTTTTGGTGAGTTTGGTTGTTGGATTTTGGCGCGGCTTAGTCCAAGTTTTTTGAGTATTTTTTCTTTTGAGATATGAGATAAAAGATACCCCCCCCTATGGCTTGGGGGTCGCGGTTCCTAGAAATCATTAATTGTTACTATATAGATATCAATTTTCAAGGTATCCACATCTATATTACTAGCGTTAATGGATTAACGATAGCCTAACAGCCGCATACCTGCAACGTTAATTGTGTAACGTTGGGCAGTCTAGCACCTGGAGAGCAACGTTACTGGATTAACAATGCGCTGGAGATTGAGGCTGTGTACCGTTCGGTATAGTGATGCGCGAGATGGTTAAGTAGCATGGTGGCAACGTATTAGATACTTGTAACATGTTACAACCGTGTTACAAGTTATCAACAAGTTACTAACATTTGCAGCCAAGTTATCAACAATTAGCCAAGCCCAGGCCAATTACTTTATATATATAAGATAAAGTGTGTGCGAGAATGCGAGAATGCGAGCGATTTTTGGTAAACTATCCATTATCCTATATCATTTATTTATTGCCGACTTTACGGGAAAAAATCTCGCAATCTCGCAGCTTTAATTATATATATAATTAAGGACCGCTTGGCAAATCTCGCAAAAATCTCGCATTTATCTCGCATTTTGGCCTGGAATCTCGCACTCATTTTATAAGATGAGTATCTTATAAGTATCTTATATACATATTGTCGCTATGAGTATCTTATATTGTGAGTGCGAGATTTGCCGC